AGTGAAACAAGCAAAGATTATAGAGTTCAGATACTCAGAGGCTTGCGTTACATTGAAACTAGATACGGAGAAAGAGGAAGCTGTCGAGCCCTTGCTTTCCACACTAGACACAACTGGTACTGATGTGCTAGAGTAATCTAGTTCTTCCAAGAACAAACCCCTACCGCTTAATACCTTTCTCGGTAGGGGTTTTCTTATGCCAATCTTTTGTTTATCATCTCGCAGTATTCAGAACTAATCTCACTACCAATCCACTCGCGCTTTAATTCTTTAGCTACATAGGCAGTAGTTCCGGAACCCATAAACGGATCGTAAACTAAGTCTCCCTCTTTAGACCAAGAGATTATGTGGTCGTGAGCAAGAGCTTCAGGAAATGGAGCAGGATGTTTCCATCCATTAAAAGATGTGGTGTATTTCCAGATGTTATTTCTTGGAGAGAAATCTGGAACCGGGTTCTTTAACTTACCGGAAAAGTCTTTGTGTCCGGCCCACTTGTTAGGCTTGTCGCAGATAAGTTGCTTGGGAACTTTACCCTTAGCAAAGACAAACATATATTCAAATATCTGTGTGTATCTATTACTATCTGCACGAGCAGGATAAGCAGGACTATTTTTCTCATAAATCATAGTATCGTGCAGCTTGAAACCAAGAGACATAAAGTAAAGAGCTTGCTTAAAACTACTACCACTTTCACTGCCATTGATTACGGCATCTCCAACTATCCACACCAACATACCATCAGGTTTAGTTACGCGATACAACTCTTTAGCTATGGATTCAAAATCAAAAGAGTATCCATTGTAGGTGCGTAAGTTATCGTAAGGTGGAGAGGTAAGCGTTAAGTCTATATGCCCATCAGGCATACGCTTCATAGTCTCTAAGCAATCTTCGTTGTATATCATTTGTCCGTAGTATAAAAGCCACGCCCACGAAATTCAATATGAGGAGCAGACCAAACCCTACTCATAGTGCCGTGACAATCTATACAGATAGAAGCACGCTCTTCATCTCTGATACTACGCTCTACCTCTACCTCAGTATTGCAGGTGTTGCATTTATACTGATAAATCATTTACTATCCTTTAAAATTCTAAAACCTTCTACAATAGAGTTGCAAGCAGGGCAAGGTGGCAACCACTCAAGATCACCAAAGTCTATTCCTAATTGAAACTTCCAATCGCAATTAGAGCAAACATAAGTAGCGGTCATAATTTTTTCCCATCTTTAATATGTAGATAACCTACCACTTTAGTCTTATTACCACGATAGTTAAACTCTGTATTCTGTGGAAGCCAACGATCTTCCCACTCAGGTTCTTTCATCTGGTTTAAATCAAATGACCATACACCATCAGGTGTGGAGTTTACATACAAAGGAGAATAACCGAGAAAATAAGCCGCACCTCTGATAGCCTCATACTTTATCTTCTCAATAATCAAATCGTCATAGTGCTTGTTACGTGACTTCAGCTCCATATATAGACGTTGCTTACGAGATAAACAATCAAAGGTAGCAAACTTAGATTCAGACTTCTCTAAGTCTGGGTAATAGAACTCTTTTAGGAACTCAAATAACTCTGGTTCTTTTAATACCAAGGATTATCTCCACCAAGATTATCTTGTAACTTACTCATAGCATTAGCCACTCTACGATCAGCAGTAGAGATAGATACTTCTAGGAACTGAGCTAACTGATTAAGTGTCCACTCATCAAAGTAACGCTTCTCTAATACATCTCTATCCTCTAGGTCCAGCAGTTGGTAGGCCTTCTTAATATCAATTAAGATAGCAAGAAAGTTACCTGATTCAGCCGGAGCAGAAGGTTTCTTCGGCTGACCATCATCTACCAACTGCTGACCTTGCTCAAGGGGCGAGCCTTTTAGGATAGAGGAGATAACAAATGGAAGTAATTGTGCGATGGTAGTGGTCTCATAAAAGGCTTCATCACCTATCTGATAACCAACCTTAGTTGCTTTTTCTTTTCTAGCGTAGCGCTCTGCAACTCTTTTAATCTGCCAACCAATCTTACGTTCATTCTGTGCACGCACTTCAGGGTTGGGTTCATCTAGTAACTCTCTAAACTTTGTATGCTTACTTGCTGCAAATAGGTAACACTCTTGTCTTACATCTGCCTCATCTACAAACTTATGAAACCTACGAGCTATAACTCTGGCAACGCTTGGCACAATATCATAAAGCGCTGGATGTAAGTCAGTCACAATCAGGACCGCTATCTTGTGATGGCCAATTACCATCGATAACTAGCAGTGCGATCATCGCATAGTTAGCAAGGTCAAGGAATGAATCGCGTAACGATTCGTGCTCAGGGTTTTTATACTTAGCGTTATCAATCAGGTGGTTAATACGTGCAGTCTTATCGTGCATACGTACACGTAACCCATTAAGCGCACCACCTGGTGCGTTAGCTATATTAAGTGGGCCGTAATCTGCGTGCTTAGAGAGTAGGATATCTTGCGCTTCTTTATAGACTGCCCAAACTGAATCTTCAAACTCACTCACTTGCAACCCCAAATAATCTTCTCGTCTCATCATATCCATTTTGTAGGTAATAGTCCGTTATGTCTAAACCTGCAGGTAAGGATACTATGGTTGCGTTAATCACCTCACTTGCGACACGCCGAGCAAACTCTTGTCCTGGATTAGTTCCATCTTCCTTGATGTCATTATCTCCAGCAACGTAAACCATATCGTAACCATTAAGTAATCGTGGATAGTGCTGCTTCCAAGCAGCTACACCCGGACAACCAACTGCAGGTAGACCAAGTACACCTGATACCACGATGGTATCAAGTTCACCTTCGCAAACTACAATGCGTGCACTACGTTTAGTTATATCAGATACGTTATAGAGATGACTGACCTGACCAAGAGGTGAACCATACTTAGGTTTACCATCATCTAACCTACGAAACTTAAAGCCTACGCACTTACCTAACGCAGTGATATATGGAATAGATAACCAACCGGTATGGTGTTCGTGACCAGGAAGGGCATCAGTAACTGTACCTAATGAATATAAACCAGCTACCTCTTCAGATATTCCACGAGCGCTTAGATAATTTAGCGTTGCCTCGTCTATCCGATCCGCGTACCGATTGGCCGCTTCCAGCAACGATTTCGTGTGCTCGCTTGAGTGCATCTCTAAACTCCAACTCCTCTTTAATCATAATTATATTCACTGCGTTGCCACCTTTACCGCAAGTATGGCAGTAATAAAGGTTGTCGTATGAGTTGATAACAGCACTGGCCCTACTATCGTTATGCAATACACACTTAACCGTTGCAGCTCTACCATCTTTTACTTCGCCCCCATAGTAAGAAACGACTGCCTTTATGGAGATTGCGTTTGCATCAGAGAATTTGTTCCCTTTACCTGAACGTGGCCTTTGCCAACCTTGTGCTGACACGTGCAATCTCCTTCGCACTGCTGGTGCAGTACCCCTGCACTACCTGTATCGCCAACAGCGTTGGCGTTTCCTGCACCTGTACACATCTTACAAATCATCTTGCTCCTCTTTCAAAGATGGTTCACAAATCTCACATTTTGCGTTAGTCTTTGTTTCAGCACAAGTACATTCTTCTTGTGCTGGTTGCAACCAATCCTGTGTGGTGGTTATCTCGCCGTATGGTGTAGGCATTATTTCTTCTCCTCTAGCCATTGATCGAGTGGGCATATAACCCAGCTCTTTTCTATTGGTGCATTGCGTCTCTTGACTATCACGTAAGCAGGTGGAACCTGCTCTAGTCCTCTAGCCTTAGCGTAGTTCTTAGTCTCTACCTCAGCCTCTTTCCAGAATCTAGGTAGGTCTAACTTTTGTACATTTTTCAACTCGAATATGTACAATTTACCTGCGATGGTGGCAACTAAGTCACCCTCATCATCCTTACCAGCAAGGCGTAAGCGCTCTGCTAAGTGACCCAGCTTACGAAATAGTTTCACAATATCTATCTCGAATGATGCCCCTTTGGTCTTGTTATATTTAGGGCTGCTCAATTCTTGTTTACTCTTTCAAGTATCTTATTAAACATCCAATCACGTTGACGCTTTAATACTTCCAGTTCTTTTTTTAATTCGTCATTACGTTTCATATAATCAATCTGAACATCAGTAGATAAATCTACTAATAATTTAATTTGTTCAGGATTTTCTGCAATCTTAATAAGATCGTTAAGGATTCTATTGCGGTCCGTCTGTAGGTTTGCCATCTTGCACCTCCTCTAACTTCACTTTACTAACCTTGTAACTAAACTCTCCATTTTCAACTTCCACTTCCACAATGCCGGCATCAATAAGTATGCGGCCAAAAGCAGCAATATCATTTTCAAGTTCTTTGATTCTCTTCTTAACATAGTTTAACTCCGTGTTAGCCAAGTTTCTTTACCGCCTCTGCTATTCCTTCTTCTAATGTAATCTTTGGTGTGTAGAAAGATAGTAGTTTACTATTGTCAGATACTCTGTGCATACAACCGACAGGCTTATCAGGTCGTGTCACAATCTCTCCTTCGTATCCAACTTCTTTCATACACATCTGCGCTAGTTCAACGAATGATGTTGAACGACCAGTACCTAAGTTAGTTGCACCTTGAATGTCATTCTCAACTGCAACCATTACAGCTTCAACCACATCAGACATATGGATAAAGTCTCTAGTCTGTGTGCCTGGACCCCACACTTCAAATGGATTATGCATATTTATAGCACGCTTGACATACATTGGGAACGGATAGGTCAGGTCTTGATCCCATCCATAGCCCGAAAAAGGCCTAAAAATATGGACATTTGGTACAAACTGGGCAAGAAATTCACCTGTTAACTTGCTCCAACCGTAGGTCATATCGGGCATATCTAACCAATCAAAAGAAATATCTGATTCTGTTAGACGATAGTAAGGGTCGTTGCGTTGCAGGTCTACTGGATACGCAGCTGATGATGAGAAGTAAACAATCTTTTTTGGGTTAGTCTTTAAGCACCATTGAAAGAACTCAGAGTCAATAGATAAATTATCGGCTACCGCCATTGGTCTACCTTCAATAGACTCACGTCCACCTACAATAGCAGCTAAGTGGATAACTAGATCATACTGCTTATCTTCACGCTTAAAGAAGTCACGGCAATCTGTACCTGTCTTAATATCAATACCAGTTACATTATGACCATCAAAGTTATCTCTAAAGTATTTACCAACAAATCCTTCACTACCGGTTATCAGTACGTCCATCATTCCCCCAGTCATACATATACGTTACGTGTCCTGTCTCTTGTATTGCCATATCTCTATCGCTGTAATAGACATAGACATCATTCTCATCTACAGCGCAACCAATATGGCATAGCGTAGATAGACGCTTGCGTTTAATAATGCGCTTCTCACTTGGTGGTTCTAGTTGAATACTGTAATACTCATCGTGAACCAAGCAATCATTCTTAACGTGTGGATATATCTCTCTAGCTAAAAAGTTTTGGTCTGCCATATATTCATCTCTAAAATCATAATCTAATAACTTCTTGTGCATTAGGTTTCCATAGGCCTGTGTTTTCATAGCAAACATACCGGCACTGATAACGTAGTTATGACCAGCAGGATGATCTCTAATGATATGGAAGTTAAAGTTACTATCCATAAACTCTTGATGTGCCTCAGCTTCACGAATAGATAACCTTGAATCTACATCCCTAGATAGCACCACATCTACATCTGTATCTATGCACGCCATAAAGCGCCACGTCCTAGAGATACTATTTTCTACATCATCCACTCTAACTAACTCTACATCTGGAAAGGTAAGCAAGGTAGATAGCACCCATCTAGGTACGCTCTTGCCATAGTAATACCTAGATGTAAAGCCAGGAAAGAATCTCTGTGCCAACTCTGCGTTCTTGATAGCGCCAACTAAGAAGCGCATCTCGCTACCGTAAAGTGAATAAGAGATTACTTGTTTCATAGTCCGAGTGCTGTAGTAATCTTCTCTAGTTCACCAGCAAAATCTTCTTCCATATAGCGGTGCAACTCCATACGATCTGCATTAGCCACCTCGTTAGAGTTTGCTTCACGATACTGCTCATCCCATTCAACTTTACCGGCTACAGGATGTAGGTGTTCAATGATTACGTTATCGAAATACCACAAGGTACCAAGACGTTGACCAAGAATCATCCAGTAGTTATCCATATATAGATGCACCAACTTAGGCGGTGCCATATAACCTACTGCCTTGATGATGTTAGTAGACATCATTACTGCTGTAGCTAACTGATGCTTCTGTAGTAGGTCATTGCCGTAAGCAAGACCATAACCCTTATGTGCAATAGCCTTAGTTAAATACTCATCCCAACTAGGTGTCTGCACTAAGTGGTCATCACCTAAAAAGAAGATAGTCTCATACTTATCTGCATACTTATTAGCAACTAGGTTCAGTGTGCCATTCATACGCAAGCGTGGGTTTACCTCATAGGTAACACCATCTAAGCGTGGGTATAAATCTGATTGGTCATCATCAATAGCAATAACAAAATCTGACATTACGCTATGTTCTTTTAAAGCGTTGATGCAACGCTCTGCATTATCTGGTCTACTTCTAGTAGGCAGAATAACTAGGTTGGTGTTCATTGATATAAAGCCCCTTGATCGAACTGCTTAAATATGTGGTTGTTTAAATTCATATCTGTAATCTGGCAAGCTGCGTAGTTAGTATCTAGTTGCGTATAGTCTCTACCATCAGCCTGATGTGGACCGAAGCGGTTCTTAACTGATGCAACTTTAAGTATCTTACCCATAGGGTCATAGCCTAACGTAAGAATTAACGCAGGTAACTGCGACACCTTACCTTGAATAGCCCTGCGTGCAGCAGGTTCTGTGCCATTACCATATTCACTTGCCTCTGATACGTGGTGTAGCACTAAGACGCAAGCCTCTGTACTACGAGCCATATCGTGCAACTCCATCATAATTGCACGAAGTCCGGCCCATTCGTTGTCAGTCTCAGCTGCAACATTCATTAGGTTATCTACTACTATTAATTCAGGAGCAACTCCATAGAGTTCTATGTATGCCTTGACCTCTAACTCAATATCATCTAGTGATGGAGATGAATCGAATACCCACTGGATGTGTTTAATCTTCTCGAAGTATTCGTCATAGTATCTACTACTATTATTAAGATTAGTTTCAACTGTCACTTGTGAGTGACCTGATATATGTGCTGCTGCACGGATCATCACCGTCGTTATGTCCGTATCTGCAGAGAAGAATAGGGTTGGTCTAGCTGCTTGTATTGCATAGACAAGAGCGAACATAGACTTACCTGCATTGGGAGCAGCTGCCACCATACAGACTTGTCCACGTCTGAAGCGTATTGACTTCTCTTTAAGTGCTTTCCAAACATCAGGCAGAGGTGTTGCTTTGGTATTAGCACCACTCCAAGCCCTAGTTAAACTAAGCACTTTGCCTCTTTCTCTTTACTCTAATACGTTGACGTTCTTTCGAGGTTAGACCACCCCAGATACCAAACATCTCGTTATTAATTCCCCACTCTAAACATTCCTGTTTATGGGTGCACGAATGACATAGACGTTTAGCCATTTGTATCTCTCGTGAATCTTCTGCCTTATCTGGAAACCAGAAGTCACTTCCTACTTCAGCACAAGCGGGCTCCTCATACCACCAGGGCCCACGCATAGGTTATCGAACCCAGATAGTTTGGCACTTGTCTTTTGCACCTTTTGGTGCAGCACACATCCAGCCCTTCCAAGGACCCTTAGCGCTTACGCCTTCTTTGTATGACATCGATCCGTGCTTACATACCTTATCGCTAGAAATTTCGGTAGCACCTAGTTGCACCTTTGCATTAGCAAGGTTAGCTGATGGTGATGTGTCAGCGCCTAGCGCTGCTGCTGTTGCAGTAATAATGGTTGCCTTATCAGCAAGAGCAATAAGGTGACCCTCTAGTTCATCTGCATCTTTTGCATAAACATTAATCAATGTTCCGTTGGCTAACTTATAGTTAACCTGTAATCCTGTGTCCTGGCCTGCAGCCATTTAGTTTCCTCCAGTTTGTTTGATTGATAATCTCTGTGATTCCTTGCCCTCTTTGTATGGTATCTCTATCCCACTTAACTCAAGAGCTTTGGTATCTACAGTCTTACGTCCTGCAACAGTGGTCCAGTTAATTGCTAGACCTGATTGGGTCACTCCAAGTAGACCCGCAAGTGAATCTTTTAAACCCTCTTGCTTCTCTTCCAGTTCTTTAATTTGCTGACCCAGTTGCAGATAAAGCAAGGCCGCCTTATCCGCATCTGGATCCGCTATTAAATTTTCCTCAACTACTTTGCCATCTTTTTTTTTAAGTCCTACGCAGCCTAATTCCCCACTAGCGTCGTAGTACTTGCAGTAATGTTTACAATAGTTCTCATCACGTTCCGGCTCAGGAGCTTCGGTTGATTCCTTAATTGCAGATAGCCAGTTCAGTGCTTCTTCTGCAATCGACGGGTCGTATGGTTCAGAGTGGACCTTTATGTCTCGCTCATCTCCATCACGTGCAATGGCTACCAAGTTAACATTAACGGGCTTCCCCTTCCCGCTTTTGTCAAGTAGGTAACCATAAACCTGAACCTGCCAACGCTGTTGGGTGCTAGGAAAATAGCTAAGGTTTGATTTCTTAACTGTTTTCCAATCAACAACATCGCCAGTCTCAGGAATCCATAGGTCGATGTGAGCTTTCATCTCTCCGTATTCAACGGTCTGCTCAACAACATACTTCTTACCAGTAGGATCTGCCATCCCCAACGCTTCTTCAATATGTGCGTGGATAGCAGTACCCATAATGGCAGCTAATTTCATTTCATTATCGTTAGTCTCAGGTTGGTCATTTAATCTATACCAAACCTTACGACGGCAACCACCTAACTCTGATGGTCCAATCTGTACCTGCGTAGAACGTGGTCGTGAGTTCTCTTTAGCGTGGAGAATATCTACTAGGAACTCTTTCATAGTTCTAATTCTTTCAGCGTTTCAATCGCTCTGTCAAGTCCTTCGTTGATACCAGATAGGAAGCTATCTTCATTACTGGTTCCATAGATATTTAAACTTACGCGTTCTTCTGATATGCGCTCTATAATCTTTGCAATCATATCTTCTTTAATGATAGGAATTGTTTTCTCCATC